AAACGCAGATAGCACACCAGGTTCGCCATCGTCTGTACAAGAAAGTCAAAAAAGTTTGCTGAAACACTTGCATTCCGGTTCTCAGACGAATAAGTGAGTAGTAGAGCGCTAAACGAAACCTATATCTCTAGTACTAATGCTCTATATTTAATATAGTTTCAGTTGACTTTTATTGTTCGCTGTTTATACTTGAATTGCAGGTATGAATAAGATAGAGCTAACTACTATTAATATATAATTAATGATATCTGTAGTTACATTAACATATAAAAGAGGTCATCTGTTAGAAGAGGCAATAGAATCATTCTTGCAACAAGATCAAGCGGACTGTGAGATGGTAATAATTAACGATGATGTTGATGTTAAGTACGTATATGATGATAGTAGGATAAAAATATATAATCTCGCTAAAAGATATAGCTCAATAATAAAAAAGTTACAGCTAGGGTTTTTCTTAGCTACGAACAGGTATATGTTTAGATTGGATGATGATGATTTACTTTCAGAGCATTGTTTAAGTGACGCAAAGAATGCTATAAAGGAAAATCCTGGGTATGATATATACCGGTCTAAGAATCATTATTATTTTGTAAATAATATTTTTAATTGTATATCAAGTAATATAAACAACGGTAACATTTATACAAAGGATTTTATATCAAAACTAGAATGGACAGATCCGGGAATCGCTGAAGACGTTTGGCTTACATTTGAATGTGGTGGTTCAATATATGAATATTCAGATATATCAATGCTGTATAGGTGGGGGATGGCGACGTATCACATATCAGGATTAGCTAATTATTACGTAGATCCGGAAGATGCGTTAAAACCTCTATCAGCTCTATATACAAAAAAAGGTAAAATAAATCTTACTCCAAATTTTGCAAATAATTACTATGAACAAGTTAGGGAAAATAATTCAATTTAAAATTTGATTTTGCAATAACATATATCATAATAATAGTATGAGATTCACTAGTAATAAAGTAATTAATTTAGGATCTGCAGCTTTCAGGCAGTGGAAATCAACTCACAGTCACTGTCAGTACTTACATGGTTATAATATTACAGCAGATATTACGTTTGAATGTAATGAGTTAGATGAGCGTAACTGGGTTATGGATTTTGGTGGTTTAAAAGATCTTAAAAAGACTTTAGAGCATACGTTCGATCATAAGTTAGTTGTTGCTAGTGATGATCCACAACTAGACTTATTTAAACAACTTGATGCTGCAGGTGTTGCGGAGCTAGTTGTACTAGAATGCGGTGTTGGTTGCGAACGCTTTGCGGAATTTGTTCTTAAGACGGCAGATACGTATGTTGATGAAGCTACCAAAGGTAGAGTAAGAGTACAAAGTGTACAAATTAACGAGCATGATAGTAATTTTGCTACATGCTACAGAAATGAGCAACAGACAGTAACAGTTCAAGAGTTTGTAACAGGTGCTACCAATTCCATAGACGTTAAATTTGAAGAAGCGTCAGATCAAAGTAATACAACAACTACAACTACAGGTAATATAGCTAATCCAGCTAATGTAGGACCGGCTAAAAAATCAAACAATATGAGTAATCCTTTTGCCGGTACATCTTGGGGTTAACTATCTAGTATATCACATATAAATCGTAGTATCTTACTACGTACAATCTCTTTTAAACCGAACTTATATGCGTAAATCCCATTTTCTGCACATTTTTCTGTATCGAACTTTTTAAAGGTATCTTGAAACCCCGTTTTACGCACGTCAGATTGTCTGCAATCTCCAGCTACGATATATCTTGAATTACGACCAAATCTCGTCAGAATAGTTGTAAGTTCTCCTTGAGATAAGTTCTGTGATTCATCCACAATTATAACGCTATTGTTAAATGTTAACCCTCTAACAAAGTTAACAGGTATAGCGTCTATTAAACCTTTTTGCTTAAGCATAGAACATGCTCCCTCACCAGCAATTTCTCTTACTTTCTCTAATAAAGGCATAGCGTACGGTGAAAACTTATCATCAACTTCGCCAGGTAACGATCCAAGGCTTCTTTCTGCTGACTCTACCACAGATCTAATATAGATAATTTTCTCTACCTCACCTTCTTTGAGTAATTCTAATGCAGCATATACAGCTATGTATGTCTTAGCTGTTCCAGCTGGTCCATCCACAAAGGATATTTTAGTATTTGTATCAATAATACTATCATAAAATTCCTTATGTTTAGGATTAAAGTAAAAAGGTCTCTTTATCTTAAAATTAAGTAACCAATTGGTACTAAACTCTTCTTCTAATATCTCGACAGGCTTTCGAGCAGGTTTTCGACTCATTCTAAAATATTTATATTGTAATCCGGAAATGCTATACTATAATAGTGATATGGACTTAGATAAACAGACTTTGATCTTATCAGATGATAAAATTTTCTATACTATAGAAGGGGAAGGTGAGTATGTTGGGCAGCGCTCGTTGTTTATGCGTATGGCCATGTGTAATCTAACATGTATAGGATTTGCGAGTGAAGACTCTCCTCATGGATGTGACTCCTTTATATCTTGGTCTGTTAAGAATAAGATGACTTTTAATGAGATCTTTCAGATGATGGAAGATAATAACTGGATTGAAAAGCTAGAGAAAGGTACAATTTGGAAATTAACTGGTGGTGAGCCTCTCATTCAGCAGAAGCAACTACTTAAGCTTGTTAGAGCTTTCTTTGATAAATATAAATTTATACCAAAGATTGACTTTGAAACGAATGCTACTCTGATGCCTGATCCAAGATGGAAGGGAGAGTTTAATGCTACTTTCACAACTTCACCTAAGTTAACTACAAATGGTGATCCTGAAGAGAAAACTTATAAGCCTGAGGTACTAAAGTATCACAGGGAGATTGGATCAGGATTTAAGTTTGTTATTAATGATCCTGTAGAAGATATTGCTGAGATCTGGCGTAAATATGTTGAAGATGATAAAGGTATCAATGTAAGTCTTGATCGTATTTGGTTTATGCCTGTTGCTGGTTCACGAAAAGAACATCTTGAGAATGCTCCGGCTGTTGCTGAGTATGCAAAGTCGATGCATGTTAACTTCTCTGCTCGACTGCACTTGCTTATCTGGGATATGGCCTTGAAGGTATAATGAATAAAAAGTTGATAAACTCTACATTAATTTTATAATATACTTGTATGGAAAATAAACTAAGCTTACTACCAACAGCTAACTCTAATATGCCGATTTCGGATGAAGAGAAGCTTGTGGTGATAGAGAATGCTACTAAAGCCTATGAAGCTTACTTGGATGCACTGCGTATTGATTGGCGTAATGATCCTAATAGCGCCGATACTCCACGTCGTGTTGCTAAAGCCTTCGTAAATGATTTAGCTCAAGGATGTTATAATGAAGCACCTCGCATTACCGCTTTCCCTTCAGATGGGTATGATGGTATGGTGTTTCAAGGTGGTATTCCAATTAAGTCTATGTGCTCACATCACCACTTACCATTTACAGGTGTTGCACATGTTGCATATATTCCCTCTATTACTGGTAAGGTCGTCGGGTTATCTAAATTGAATCGTATTGTTGAGCACTTTGCTTCACGTCCACAGATTCAAGAAGGTCTAACCGTTCAAATTCAGACTGCTATTGAAGCAATGTGTGAAGGTAATAAAGGAGTTGCTGTTGAGATCTCAGCTTCACATACTTGTGCCTGTTTACGCGGTGTTAAACATGATGGATGTGAAATGAAGACTGCTCGATTGAGTGGAGACTTCTTGAATGATCCTGCTACCCGTAATGAATTCTATCAATTCGTTAATCAATGGCATATGAATCGTTAGTAATTATATATAGTAATAATATACAGAAAGGAATGGCATTCCTTTCTTGCCAATTTTTAAAAACAAGTAAATAAATTTATGAGAATAGCTTTTAGTGGTACTGCTAATTCAGGTAAAACAACTCTGGTAAATAGTTTTCTCTATACGTGGAGTAATTTTAAGACTCCGGAAAAAACTTATAGAGATATGCTGGTCGAAAAGGAACTTGATCATTCATCCCATACAACAACCGAAACTCAAAGTGAAGTTATGAACTTTATGGTTGATCAACTACTCGCGAGTAATAAAGATGACAACATAGTATATGATAGATGTCCGTTAGATTCCTTAGCTTATACGTTATGGAGTAATGATAAAGAAAAGAAAAACTTTACAAAAGAGTTTGTTACTGAACAAATCGCTCTATGTAAAGAATCATTGAGAAGCTTAGATATAATTTTTTTATGTAAGTTCGATGAAAAACAAGGAGTAGAAGAAGATGGATCTAGAGATGCAGATTTACAATATATTAAAGAGGTGGACAATATTTTTGATTCTTTGTATCAACAGTATATGCAAAATTCAGAAGCTGATGTTTTTTACCCTAAAGATGATTCACCAGCGGTTATATTATTACCTAACAGTGTTCAAGCACGAGTCGATTTAATTGCTGAGTATATTACACCGGAAGGTGACATGTATGGTGATGAACATTCTATTCTCAACCCAAATAATC